CCGTTCCAACGCGTTTTTTTCATCCCCCACCCGCTTCCGGGCGTCCTGTACAGCCTTTCGGCTAATCTGGAGCGCCTCGCCTTCCGTCATGTCATAGGCCCCTCTGTGATGTGATTACTTCTTCCATGAGCGTCAACATCGCCATCCGCGCCAACCACTGAGACAAAGCACGGTTCCCAACTTCTCTTTCAAAATCTGCGATGTAGCGAGCTGGCAAATCCTGGCGGGGCTTGCCATGTCGGTCGACCGGTTCACGGTTGAGCATGTTCGACATGTGCGAGCCCTTGATCTCAAGCTTTTCAGCCAGCGTTCTTTGCGTCATGCCGCGAAGTGCCCGGTGTTCCCACGCGAGGCAAACGGCATCACGGAAAGATGCGCAGGCGGCGATTGCCTCCTTCGGAAGAAAGCGCGCGGACGAAGGAGTAAATCCGCGCGGATCGGCCTCTAAGGCGTGTGCAGCGGCCCTGTTCGGCGTTTGTTGAATCTGCATTGGTTGGTCCCCGATAGTTAAATATGACTGGATTCCGACTGGAATTACGACTGGAATCCGGCGCTAAATGAAGGGGTCCAAAGACCCCCGAGAAAAACTTGAAACCGAACTACTTAATTCTGCGTATCACCTTCATCCAGATCGCCGCCGACCGGAGGCTGTGCATCGTCGCTGGCCGCGCTGTCATGCATGACGCCGTTTCCTTGAAATTCGCTATCCGCGATAGACTGGGCCGAGCTGCGGATGTAAGCCCAGTCAACATCGGGGCGAAGGTTCTCGACGCGAACCGCGCCCTTGGAAGCCTTCTCGATTTCGATCGCCAACGACTCGGCGCAGCGGCGTTGTTTGTAGGCGATCTGCCAGAGATAGGCGACGGACGTGCCGACCTGAGCGGCGAACGCATCGCGCTCCGCTTTGCTCAGCGCTTTGAAGTAGGTGTGAAAGGTATCCATGGCTGTAACGATAGCATTTGCTCTCGCACAGCGCAAGCACTTGCTCGCAAAACAATAGGATTTGCTATCACAGCAAATGCTAGTTTTCGGTTTTAATGCCACCATGGACATCGATGCATACCGCCGGGCGCGGCTACAGGAGCTGGTAGACAAAGAAACGGGCGGCAATGTCGCAGCGTTCGCGCGCGCGCACCCTTTAGCGGTGGACGCAACAAGATTGAGGCAGATGCTCAGCCCGACTTATCGGGGCGGCGCCGGGTTCAGGGAGGGCGCAGCGCGCAAGCTTGAGAAAGCACTCGGGCTACCAGATCTGTATTTCGATTTTGGTATCGAGAGCGCACTTGCGTCCAAGCACGGCGCCGGCCTATTTGATAAGCCGATCAGCGACCCAAATGGTGGCGTAATTAAGCAAACGCCTACACAGCACCGGCATAATCTGAGCGAACAGGATCTCCCACATCCAACCGAAGAAGAGTTCGCTTTCGTGCCCCAATTAGATATGGCAGCCGCTTGTGGAGACGGACGCTTTGAAGACCACGTCGTTGTAAAAGGCGGCTTGGCCTTCAAACGGTCCAGTTTGCGCGATTTCGGCGTTCCGGAGCATGCCGCCCGGATTATTTACGCAACTGGCGGCAGCATGGCGCCGACCATCCAGGACGGGCGCGTTGTCCTGCTCAACCTTGCCGACACAGAGCCTCGAGACGGAAAGATCTTCGCGATCTGCAAGCCTGATGACGGCTTGGTCTTGAAGCGTTTGATATGGGACTTCCATGCGTCCATGGGACGGCAGACCTGGATAATGCGCAGCGATAATCCCGACAAGATCGCTCACCCCGATAAGGTCTTGCCGCCCGACGATCGTACGATGATCGCCGGCCGCGCCGTGTGGACGGATAGTTTGCTTTGAGGCGGGAAGATATGTCGGAAAGCGATGTTGAAGGGAGGCTTCGGCGTGCGCGAGCAGCGCTTACGGCCTATGGAGTCGGAATGCGCCAGTTGGCGCGAGTCGCCCAGGAAATTGCGGAGCCGATCCGGTCAAGAATGAAGCGCGAAGATTCTGCCGGGCCCCCGAGCGCTGCCGATCATGCAGTTATCGATGCCTTGACGAAAATCATAGAGACTGTTGAGAAAACGGCCACTGAAGTGGGGAAGGCCTTGGATGAATGATGCAGAAAAACTGATCGAACGCATACGAAGGATTCCGCCGCCGCCTCAAGGGCCATCGGTTGACGGAAACGCCGCCTCAGGCGATGATGGCGGCATGGAAGCCAGAATCTCAGCCCTCGAATCGGCAAACCTCGAAACCCGCGATCGCCTCATCAAGATTGAGACGCGGATGGATTCTCTTGCGTCCAAAGAAGATCTGCACAAAGAACTGTCAGCACAAACGTGGCGCCTGGTCACATTCGTGTGCAGCTTCGGCACGGCCCTCGTTGCGGCTACCTACTTCATAGCGAAGCACGCCACCTGAAGATCGGCTTAGCCGCCCCAGCCCACACATACGAGCCCAGCCCCGCGCTGGGCTTTTTCATTTCTGCCTCTGCGCGAACCCTTCCCGCCACAACGTTGCCCCGACTGACGTCAGCAACGCCAAGTCATCCCCCTCGAACATCGCCCAGTTCTCTGCTAGCCAGCCCGCAAAGCCGGCGCAGGCGTCGCCTATCGGGATGTCAGCCCGCCCCTCTACATTCAGGCGCTCAAATACGGCGATCACTTCCTCTGACGTCATGGTCGACCTCCTTCTGATCCATTCAGTCTAGGCGCCATACCTCTCGCAAGCACTGTTTTGCGTGCGCCCAACAGAGCGATAAAAATATTTATCGAAAACGATAGCAGATGCTTGCGTTAAGCGAGAGCGTTTGCTATTGTTCTCCTCAGACGCAGCACAACACCATCGCAGCAGCAAACGCAACCAGCCAGGAGAGCGAGTCATGCAAGCAGATCGCGCAGTTTGGAAAGTGACCTTCAGCGATGGCGCATGGGTAAAGATGATCGCCGACGCCGCTGTCGAAATTGCTTTCGAACAGGCTCGTCGTGAGTTCGGCGAGGGATTTTCCGGCATTGAATCACTGCCCGACACCGACGCTGCTGTTATTCGCGCCAAGGGCGAAGGCAAGGCCACCCTCAGCAGGCCTGATATGAAGCCGATGCCGATTTCGAAGAGCGCCCAATACCGCGATAAGGTCGGCAATCTCTGGCGGGTCTTCGAGAAGTATCCGTTTGGCAAGGCGCTTATGGTTCGCGTGGATCGTCCCGGCGTCTCGATGGAAATGCGCTACTGCGACATTCGCGCAAACATGGTTATCGCCTAAAGGTCGAAACCGCCGCAACTCACCGCGGCAGGTCAGCGGATTATGTCCGCTCTGACGAGACCAGAAGTTCTCAACGCGCAACGGCGCACAACTCGGTTGACAGCGAGTTGCGATCTTTAACATGACCGGAAGATAAATAGGCTCGAGCAATCGAGTCCTGCCCTTGGCCGTGACGGCAGAAGCAAAAGTCACGAAATGCTGGCCAGATGAGCCGGTTCCGAAAGGCGCGTAAATCGATCGCGGGGTAATCGGTAAAACCACGCGGCAGCTGGAGCCAGCTTGCTGGAAGTAGCCAGCGCCGCGTGTGATGCAGTACCCAGTACCCAGCGCACGGTAAGCGCATTCGATGAGTGCATTTACCGGGCTATGGCACTTGCAGGTTGTTTTCGAGGTCTTGGGCGTGATCGTGCAGAACCTGCCAGCAGCGACCTGACGTGGTAGTCGCCGACTTGCCGCCGTAAGCGGCTCCGAACACCGCAGTAGAGGAACACAGGCGCATGGCGTCGTCTGGTAGGGCAAGTGGATCTTTCAAAATTTGCGGATAAACGGATCGCCCTCGAGAGAGCGCACCCATCCCCGTCCTGCCGGATGAGAGAAGCACAAAAGGCAGAAAACGTCAGCGGCTGGACCGTTGATCGATCGCGAAAGCGACGCCCAGCTAACCCTGGCGAGATAAAGGTTAGCACCCGCCAGACCGGCCAATAGATGCACGGTCGGTCTGGATGCAGTTTTCAACGATGGCGTGGCGCAGAGTGCGGTTTCCACGTGGTAGCGCGCCGGCCCCGGGGTCGGAGGTCGCTGGTTCGAATCCAGCCGCCATCGTTGAAAGCTGCTGAAGAGAACGAATTGCATTCCCTGCCACAGTAGTCCGGCGTAAGGCGATGCTTGGTCAGAGGACTTTAGCCCTGACTTCATGACACGTACACCAGTAGGAAACTCCCTGGCAAAGCGTAGTGCGTTCTCTTGAGCAACACATAAACGATTTCTCTTACAGTTGCCGATTCTCGCGAGTCGGTAGCCATAAGGGTGATCAGAGAGTTGGCGTAATGCGAGCCATTAGTACAACTACGGAGCAAACATGAACAAAGAGCAAGTCTACGACGATCAGGTTTCGCCGCTGATGTCGCAAATCATCGAAATCTGCAAGACGAACAAGATCGCATTTATTGCATCGTTCTCAATTCCGACCGAAGAGGATGCCGATTTGCGCTGCACCTCGGCCATGTTGGAAGACGCCTTCGAGCCGCCCGAAGAGTTCTTGCGTGCGTGGCGAGAAATTCGGCCCGCCTCGCGCTACCCGCTCATGCTACGAACTGATCATGGCGATGGCAGCGTGACCATGACGGAAATCATCTAACAGCGGGAGAAACCATGAGCAAGAAACACCACCAACGCACGCGGGCAGAGATTCTGGCGAAGCGGGCCCAGCCGATTGTAACGACCAATTGCTACACGAAAAACGGCGTCCCTGTATCGCCCAAGCCGTTCTCGCGTAGCAAGTACACGCCACACGTCGGCGCGAAGCAGCAGGCGAAGTTGGCAAAGCAACTCGAGCGGACGGAGCTGAAGCTCGCCGCCTAACACCGCGCCACGACGCAGGAGACTGAAATGCACAAAGAACGCCTGCAGCAGATGGTGACGATGCTGCGGAATTTGCCGGAAGAGAACCAATTCAACCTTGAATCATGGTCGTGCGGCACGTCTGCATGCGCCGTGGGCTGGGCCTGCGTCAATCCGGTGTTTATTGAGCAAGGACTGACGCGCCGACATACGGGCGCGCCAGAGTTCAAGGGCTACACCAGTTGGGATGCTGTCGAGGCCTTCTTCGAGATCAACGCGACCCAGAGCGAACATCTTTTCGACTACGAGACTTACCCGAAGTTTTGCGGGACCGGGCCGAACGAAGTCGCCGACCGCATCGAAGCATTCATCGCCGAGTAGGAGTCACCATGGACCGCCTGCACAACATGATCTGCCTGCACTTCAACGGATTCGACGAATACACATGGTGGTGCGGGCGGTGGGTCTATCGCCGCACTGTTGACTACCGCTACGTCACTTTGCAGTGAGGATTGAAATGAAGAGCATGAAGCGGCAACACGGATTCACTCTGCCCGAATTGGTTACCTATCTCGGGGCACTTCTCTGCTTCGCCGGCCTGTTCTACGTGCTGTTTGCTGGCGACATCGACAAGTTCTGGTGAGGCAATCATGAGTGAAGCATCAGAGAGGTGGCTGGCAGATTCCTTCGTATGGCTTGACGAGCAGCAGAGCATTCAGGATGCGGGCGACGAGGCGGCATATTGGTGGTTCATGGCCGCACTAGGTTTGAATAACGGAGGCTGATATGGGATGGGGAAGCGGTTCACGCGTCATGTCGGAAATCATCGCGGCGATCCAGCCGCATCTGCCTGACGAAAGCGCGCGCAAGGAAGTCTACAAGATCCTGATTAATGTCTTTGAGGATGATGATTGGGATACGCAGGATGAGTGCGAGGGCGAAGACCCTGCATTCGATGCGGCAATGGAGGAGTTGCATCCTGACTGGTACGAGTACGACGCAGCGGGCGAGGACTGACATGGACCCGGACGACGAAGCCTTTGACGAGCGCGAAAACGGCGGATTCTGCCCGAAGTGCGGTGGCTCCGGTCGCGACGACTACAGCGATGGGCTGATGGAGTGCTCGCACTGCGATGGCGAAGGGTATGAGTGGTGGCAGTAAGAAGTGTCTCTAAGCCAGACCGGCTCACAAGAGGTTCAAGTCAGGTGGGAAGCCTGGCGCCCTGAATGATAGTGATTGGTCCCCGCAAAAGGACTGCTAGTCATTATCACTCAGGGCCAAAGCGGATGCTGCGCGGAAGGCGGTACGAGTAAGCGCAGTGCAGCGAGTAACCCTGACCAACATTTCGGAGTCCATATGGGACAACACGCAAACCAACGGGCATGGCTCGAATTCGAGCGCCTTGACCGGAAGAGACAAGAAGAATCATTCGACGACGAGCCGCCGCTGACGGAGTTTGAGCGGGCGGCTGAGTGGGACCACGACTACTGGTCAAAGCTAGACGCGTCGCCAGTGCGCCACGTTCGACGGGACGACTTGGGGAGGGCGGTATGAGGGAGATCAAAGACGGTGGTGCTGCATTCCCGCTCACCGGAACTCAATGGAACCCTGACCGCGACGCACACGAAGTCTCGCCGGTCAGTAGCGGGATGAGCCTCAGGGATTATCTAGCGGCGAAGGCAATGCAGGGAATTTTGGCGATGGAGCCTGCATTCAAGCCCAATGATGGCGGACCAGACCAGCCGTTTCACGCTGGCAAGGAAACCCATGTTTCAGCGGTGGCAAAGGGTGCCTACTCAATTGCCGACGCCATGCTCGAAGCGAGGAAAGTATGAACGCCACCTTCGAAGTCCACGATGGCTGCACGACCCTCATATCAGACGCCGTCCGCATCTCAGACGAAGCCTTGCGCCGCCTCGCCGCCGAGAACACCCAGCGCGTGGCGTCTAGCTACATCTACGAAATCACTGCTGGCGCGGGCCTTAGCGGCGTTGTTGTTGCCATCGTCTGGGCGCTGGTTAAAGCACATACGGGAGGCTGAGATGTTTAACGACAAGCATGAAGAGGCGCGTAAAGCAGCGCTTCGCCAGATGGTCGAGGCCGCAGACAACAGAATCGAAGCGCAGCGTAAGCGGGCTATTGAGGCTCTAGGCGAGCGGTGGGTATGTCACCCGGCGAATGCGCCTCGGAAAGCGCGGTATAACCCGAATACGGGTGCTTACCTTGGAGAAGCAGCATGAGCGGCTTTAAGCAGGGCGATACCGTATTCGACATCCACGGCCGCGAAGCTGCATATCTGGCGCTCGGCGCTGATGGTCACGTTGTGCAAACGGTGTACGAGCACGACGACTACGACGAGCCGCGATATGGTCAGCCAGAAGTGTGGCGCGATATTTACAGGTCGCCACCAACCGCGAAGCTGCATGGCGAGATCGCAAAACTTGAGGCAAAGCTGAACGCGGCGCGTGCCGAACTGCATGCGATTCAGGATCAGCGCCGCACAGAGGATCACGATTATGCGGCTCGCCTGAATCAGCGCAAGCGCTTCAAGCAGTTACAAACGCTTGACGACTTCATCGCCGGCAAGATCACGCACTTCTTTACGGTCGAAGGCTACGGTGAGCGCATGTCGATCCAGACGTTTGACGAGTTCATGGCGTCGAAAGAGGACCGATATGAGCGCAAGCTGCGCCTTCTGTCACTGTTCGGCGGATCGAAGGGCGATCTGGCTTGGTATGTCGATCGGTACTCGGATGGATCGGGCGGCAGCAATGGCCGATGCTTTCCGGCGCTCTCGTATGAGGATGCGGTACGGCTGGCGTCCGAATGGATCGAAGGTCGCTATGCGGACGTTCGGACGAAAGAACACAAGCATGCCTCACTCGATCTTGCGAACGCCGCCGAGCGATTCGGCCTACCAGTCCCAGATGACATCGCTAAATGGGCGAAGCAAACAGCCGATACCGCCCACGAATCAAGCCTGAAGCAAGCCCGCAAGCAGCTTGAGGACGCGCAGGCGAAGCTAAGGGATTTGGAGTCGCGATGAACCAAATCTCCGCCGCCCGTATCGCTCAGGCGATTGCAGCGATGAAGGCAATTGACGCCGCCTGGAACGCCGATCCTACCCGAGCAATGGCGTCGCGGCTGATGACTGATCTGGCGATTGCGAGGATGCATCTGGAATCGAGCCTCATCCCAATAACGCTAACTTTGAAAGAGGCAGCATGAGCACAGCTCTCACAACGCGTCAGGAATTCGGCGCCCAGCAGACAACGACCGCATTGGTCGAAACAGCATCGACGGCAGTTGCCGCGCAAGCTAAGGCGATGGTCGAGGCCCGCTACATCATGGCGATGCAGCGCCCGCGGAACTGGGATCAGGTTCGTCAGGACATCGTTCGCGAATGTCGCCGCCCGTCCTTCGCTCACAACAAGAGCGCGTACTACCGCAAGCCGATCGGACAAGGCGTCGAAGGCCTTGGCATCCGGTTCGTGGAAGTCGCCTTGCGCTGCATGACCAACGTTCTGGTCGAGACGACGATGATCTTCGAGGACGACGCAAAGGAAGTGCACCGCGTCGCCGTAACGGATCTGGAATCGAACCTGACCTATCCGCTGGATGTCCGCGTGTCCAAGACGGTCGAGCGGTCCAAGCCGTCTGACGATGGCTCGTACATCGCAGTCCGCAAGAACAGCTACGGAAAAAACGTCTACACCGTGCCAGCGAACGATGACGACCTTCTGAACAAGCGGGCGGCGCTGATATCGAAGGCTATCCGGACGCTGGGCCTGCGTATCGTGCCCGGCGATCTGCAGGACGAGGCCGAGGAAATCATCAAGACGGTTCGCATGAACGAAGCGGCGCGCGATCCGGCAGCAGAACGCAAGAAGATCGCGGACGCTTTCGGCGAGATCGGCGTCAAGGTGTCGGAGTTGGTCGCATATCTGGGCCACTCGCTCGACGCATGCTCACCTACCGAGTTGGTCGACCTTCGCGGCATCTACGGCGCTATCAAGGACGGCGAGGCAACGTGGAAGTCAGTTATGGAGAACAAGGCGGAGCAGGGCGGCGGGGATTCGGAAGGCGTGAAGACGATTCCGGTTTGCACCGCGGAGAAGTTCGAAGCGAAGTCAGCCGAATGGCGGAAATTGATTGTCGACAAGAAGAAGACGGTCGCCGATCTCGTCGCCATGATCGAAACTAAAGACAAGCTTACTGAAGACCAGAAGCTGACCATCGACGCGTGGAGCCACGAAAATGATTGAGCGAAAGATCCTGTCGGTTGTTCAGGGTTCGGCCGAATGGCTGGCGGTTCGGGCGATCCATTGCACCGCGAGCGAAGCGCCGGCGGCCCTGGGTGTCTCGAAGTACACCGGCCGCACCGAGTTGCTGCACCAAAAGTCGACCGGCATAACCAAAGAAGTCGACGCATTCACGCAAGGCCTGTTCGATCAAGGCCATGAAACTGAAGCGCTTGCGCGCGGCATGGCGGAAGAGATCATCGGCACCGACCTGTATCCGATCACAGCGACGGCTCGGGTTGATGGGCTTGACCTGCTTTCAAGCTTGGACGGCGAGACCATGGATGAGGAAATCATCTGGGAACACAAGCTGTTCAATGCGGAGTTGGCCGAGTCGGTGCGATCCGGAAATCTGGACGCGCATTACACGGTTCAGATGGACCAGCAACTATTGGTCTCGGGCGCAAAGAAGTGTTTGTTCATGACGTCGGATGGTACCCCCGAGAACATGGTGTGGTGCTGGTATGAATCCAGCCAGGAGAAGTTCGACGCGCTGATTGCCGGCTGGAATCAGTTTGCGCGCGACCTGGCCGACTATGTTCCGGCTGTAACCGAGGTCAAGCCCGTTGGCCGCACACCCGAGACGATGCCAGCGCTGCGCATCGAAGTCACCGGCATGGTCACGGCAAGCAATTTACAAGCTTACCGCGATCATGCGATGGAGATCTTCGGGAGCATCAACCGCGAACTGACTACCGACCAGCACTTTGCTGATGCGGAGCAGACCGTCAAATGGTGCGAGGAGGTCGAATCCAGGCTGAAGGCGGCGAAAGAACACGCCCTGAGCCAGACTGAAAGCATCGACGCGCTGTTCAAGACGATCGATGACATCACCGCCGAGGCGCGTCGCGTTCGTCTTGATCTGGACAAGCTGGTCACGAAGCGAAAAGCCGAGGTCAAGGATGGGATCGTGCTGGGCGGAAAAAAGGCCTACGAACAGCACATTGCCGAGCTGAAGGCCGAAACGGACGGCGCATGGATTGCGCTCACGCCTCCTGACTTTGCCGGTGCAATCAAGGGTAAGCGTACTGTCGCGAGCATTCAGGATGCGGTGAATACGGTGCTGGCTAATGCCAAGATCGAAGCCGACGCATCGGCGAAGCGAATCCGCGCGAACCTCGCGTGCATCAAGGAAGACGGCGCAGAGTACGAGTTCCTGTTTGCCGACAAGCTGATGCTGATTGGGAAGCCGCTCGAAGACCTTCAGTTGGTCATCCGGACGCGCATCGCGGATCACAAGGCGGCAGAGGAAAAGCGCAAGGCTGATGCACTGGCTTGTGAGCAGGAGCAGGCCAGGGCGACGCCGGTAGCAACGGTTGCGGCACAGCCAGCGCCAGTCGCCACGCCCGTAAAGCAAGTGCAGACCGCACCATGGGTCGCGCCCGCTACGCCCAGCGGAGCCCCCACGCTTCGCCTCGGGCAGATCAATGAGCGCCTGGCACCGATCGCCCTGTCTGCCGATGGATTAGCGAGCCTTGGCTTTGCACATGCCGCCACGGACAAAGCCGCGAAGTTGTATCACGAGGCCCAGTTCCCCCAAATATGCGCGGCGCTGGTTCGGCATATCGAAGCGGCTTCCGGCGATCAAGCGGTGCTTCGACAGCAAGCCGCCTAGCCTTACCGCCGCAGCATCGCACGGATCGGCCTACGGGCGCATTCCCGGTAAGTCGATGCAGCGGCCCCAGCAACACTCTTGAAGGCGCACATTCCAGGCGCCCTTCGAAAGTTGCGTGTGTGTTCCCGGCTTCGGCCGGGTTTTTTCGAGCATAGATATGACGACTAATACGGATGCAGTGCCGAGCGAGTTGCGGGAAGCCGCGCGCCAGTTTCACAACCTGACGCAAGGCGATAACACAGTGATCATCCGGGCGCCGTCAGCCGAAAAGCGAGACGCGATTGTCAAGGCAGGCGAACGCTTGCGCTCGGCCCTCGCTTCTACCACCGAACACGCAGATGCGGCACGTGGAACTGACGCTCAGATTTTGTTCGAACGAAAGTTGACGTGCGAAGCGATCAACGGCGCGATGGCATTCGGCTACCAGAATACGAATCCGCCGCCCGAGGATGATCATTGGCTCGCGCAATTCTGGAAGATTGGCAGAAAGCAGGCCGAGCTGGAAGCCGCCTTGCTTGCCAGCGAGCCGGCCGTGGCAGCGGATGCGCAGGACGACTGCCATAAAACTTGCGATGTGTGCTGGGGAGAGAACGGGCAAAAATGGCCGTGTGCGAAACGCACGCGCTCGTCCCCTGCCGCGCCAGCGCAATCGGCTGAGCCGGTGGCATATGTTCCTGTCGATCCAGAGAACGGGCCGGTATGGCGCGATGTGATGACATCAACGGATCAGGATGGTGGCCGTTTCCCGCTACGCGCCTTGTTCTTCGATTCCCCGCAGCCAGGATTGAACAAAATCAATGTGGATGCAGAGCGGGCGGCGTTTGAGGAATGGATGCGTGGGTGCGAAGGGTATCCATACGCTGGTCAGTACGCCAATTTGATGTGGAAAGCTTGGCAAGCCCGCGCCGCATCCCCGCAAGCCACCGTGTACTCGCTGTTCTCGTCATCCGATCGACGCAATTTCGGACACCTTGCGCCACAAGAGTTCGTCAACGCGGTCATCGAGGCAGTGCGGGCGCAAGCCACGGCGACGCAGCCAGCGCAGACGGCACCGTATCTGCCGTGCCCCACCTGCAAAGGCGTCGAAGGGTGCGATCACACGGTGCCGGAGAGAAAGCGCGCGGCGGAGAGGCCGATCTACCAAAATCGTGTCTCAGGCTTCGAGGCTGCATGGAGAGACGTTAGGAAAGAAACGTTCGATGAATGCTCAGCGCTCGACACTTTCGAGACGCGCATCGTCTACCCAGCACCGCAACCTGTGGCACAGACGGAGCGGGCGCTGACGCTGGACGAGTATCACGAGGATTATGGCTTCGTGGTCTGGTGGACTTGGAAGGATGGCGAATGGCTTGGTGAACCGGCATGGATCGGCACGCCGAACGATAGCGACTGGCCCGGCTATCACACGCACTGGACGAAGCACCCGGCTTTTCCTGACCGCCGCGCAGCCAGCAAGCGGAGGTGATCATGACTGACGACGTGAAAGTGATCAACGCACCCGAGCGCATCTATCTCCAGATCGGGGACGACTTCGATCCGGGTGAAGTCGACTTCAGTGCGTTGCACGAGGTGACGTGGTGCGCCGACAAGATCCACGGAACGGACATCGCCTACGTGCGCGCCGACGCTCTCGAAGCAGCGCACTTCCGCATCGCTGAGCTGGAAGCCAAGTGCCGGCTGTACGAGGCGGCGCTCGACAAGGCTGACATTGATACAGCGCGACTCGATTTCTTGCTCAATAACACTGGCCTATATCGGCTCTACCAGAGCAAGAAGTTCTGGTGGTGCGTGCCGATAGCTTCCCAGGATTGGCAGGATGGCTACAAATCGCCGCGCGAGGCTATTGACGCCGCCCTAGCTAAACAAAAGGAACCGAAATGACCCAGACATGGACCACCGAAACCGCCCTCTCGTGGATCGCTGGCCACTTCCGATGGAATGGCGGCTTTATCAAAGCGCGGCCTGGCTACGTGCCAACCTTGCTCGACCTCGAAGCCGTGCAATACCTGGTCGATCACGAGGATTATGCATTTGATGGGGTGGCGGCATGACCAAAGACCAACTAGTGACGCTCATTCGCGATCACAAAGACTACGAAGGCCGCGTCGATGAATTCGAACTCGCGGATTCGCTGATCGCCGCACTAGCATCGAGCGGTACGCAAGCCGATGGTGGGAAGGGTGAGGCGGTGGGCGTAGCTGGGTCGATGCCGGGAACGGATGGATTCACGATGGCGGCCTTCAAGGTATCTGATGTCCCGGTCGGCACCAAGCTCTACGACGCCACGCCAGCCGAGTGCGCACCGCGTGCGATCCCGAGTGTATGCGACGGAAAGGAGCAGGACGAGTTTGAAGCGTGGGCGCAAAAAGAGAAGTACGACATGTCGCAGCATCCGCTTCACTGGCTGTTCCTCAATGAACGGACGTATGCCGCGCGTCAAGGTTGGAAAGCCGCACTGGAGTATGTGGAGCGCGCCATCGAGCAGGCAGCAAAGGAGAATCAATCATGAAAATGGCCCGCGCATCCGAAGCGGATATCGAAGCTTCTCTCAAGGTGTGTCGAATCCTCGACGAACTCGACAAGCGCTACATGCCGTCCGAGGACGACAGCGAGGAGATCGAGTTTTTCGACCGAGACGACGCCGAGCAGTGTCAGAAGGTCGTCAGCATGTTGCTCGACGCGACTCGGTACACCAGCCTGTTCCGCGTCGTGTTCGGCATGGCGGTTGTGCTCGATCCACAAAACGAGTTGCTTGACCCGGACGCTGACACGATCGAGAAGCATCCGAAGATTATCGCCGCGCTGGAGGCGTACGACACCGCGAAGGAGAAAGCGAATGGCTGAGTGGCAACCGATTTCGAAGGCGCCGACTGATCGCGAAATATGGGCATTCAACGGAGAGCAAGCCCGGATGATCTGGTCGCAAGGTAACCAGTGGGCGCTATGGGTTTGGGCCGACGAACTTCTGAGTGAGGTCGATCCCTCGCCGGAGCAGCCCACGCATTGGATGGAACTGCCAAGGAACCCGATATGACCCTCTACGCTGTCCACGTCCAAGGTCCGGACGACATCATTGCAGCACCGAGCAAGCGCGAGGCTGAGGTGTTGGCCGACAAGCTGATGTCAGCCACTCTCGAAGTGCTACAGGGGCGCGAGTGTTGCGTGTCGATGGAAGTCATCACGTGGCCCGGTAGCGCCGCCAGCCATGCAAAGCAACTCGCTGAAGATTGGGCGCAACATGCCCGCTTCATTGGGCCGGTCGAGCCAGAAACCGAGCGCGACACGAAGACGATAGACATGTTTGGAGCAACGTAATGGCAATGAACAAGAAAGAACTGGCCGAACTGGCGGATTTGAAGAATTCCCTTCGGCTAGCTAAGGCGCTCCGATGGACCGAGCCGGTAGCGAAGGACATTCCGCCGCCGCCTACTTTTGATAAGGAGACGAGCGGTTTTGTGTTTAACGCGTACTCGTCTAGCGTCAGTGCTGCATGGTCATCGACCGTGTCGCACGGTATCGGCAGTCCTACCCGCGAGAGAAGGGGAAGCGGGTCGCAAAACTCTATATCAATGTTCAGCACGCGCCTACTCGCACTGCGCGGCTTGCGGAGCGCGGTCGAATATGAGGCAGCGCAGAAGCTGGCACGGATAGACGAACAGATTGAGGCGGAGCTGAAGGACGAGGCCAGCCAATGAACCAAATAGTCAACCGACGAACCTTCATGGACTCCGCCTACGCCTACACCCGAGCGAGACAGCCCACGGCGCAACTGATAGCGGGCCTGTGCGATGCATTCGCGCAGATGATGGCTGATGACTTCGAGGGACGGGTAGCGGTGGCGCTGCCGGATGGGATTAATGTTGTGCGGGAGCCGAGAAGAGGGAGAGCAGCATGAGCGGTGAATGCCAATGCCGGTCCTGTCTCAAGGGAAAAACGGTTGAGTCTGGATTCGGGCCAATCCCTATCGAAATGACGCGGATGATCGTCTGCGCCAAGTGTGGCAACAAAAGGTGTCCCCATGCAAATGATCACGGAAACGAATGCACAGGAAGCAATGAGCCAGGCCAGCGCGGTAGCGCCTATGAGTGATGCGCCGGAACTGAAAGCCGAACTTCAGTGGTGCATCGATAACGGCACATACGGGCCGCGCACAGGTGCAGCGCTGCGCTGGGCGCTTGAAGCGCTAGAGGCCATGGAAGCGGAGGCCACCCCATGACGCTGCTAACAACTTACGCCCTTATCGGCGCAACGATGTCCCTGATCGGGTCGCAAGGCCGGCGTCCATCGTTCGAACTGGTGGTGTTGTGGCCGCTGGCTTTGGTGGCGATATTTTCTAGCGTAGTTTTATGGGAAGCGGAGGTGAGGGCGTGAGCAATTCAACTTGGAACTGCCGAGTAATCGAATTCGAGTCGCCAGACGGAAGCATCCAAAGAGCGATCCATGAAGTCTTTTACGAGGATGGAAAGCTGATGGGATACAGCGAAAACCCGGCATGCGTCCTGTGGGACCCGGACGAGGAAAATGAGTCGCCGCGAGTGCAGATCGACCATCTTGAGGATGCGCTTGAGAGGCCTGTGTTGTATGAATCCGAGTTCGGGCTCGCTAGTGACGAGGAGGTGAAAACATGAGATTTCTTGTTTCCTGCAAAGAGTATCGCGAAGAGGTGATTGGTGAGCCAGTCACGATTGACCAGGTTCCCGATGAGGCATTCGCTGTGCATCGGACGAATATCGGTTCCCCGTCGACGATGCCGTACTGGACCGTCACCCACGTGGACACGGGCTTCGCTGTGTCGCACGGCGATACGATCGATTTCGCCATTCAGCAGGCGCGCGATCGGTTCGAAGCCGCAGGGCCCGACGTGATCGCAGAGCGATTCAGGTTGGCGCGCGCCATGCAACCGGAAATTCAGTTAAAGCCGATTATGCAGGTGCCGCCCGAAGAATATGGCGATGAAGACGAGGACTGATGGAAGCAGCATTCGAGAGAATCCGGGCCATCACGGTCCGGGAATGGAATCTGGAGGTAGGGAATGGTTAATACAGTCTTTCTGCTGATGGCTCAGTTCGGCGCTCGCGCCGTGATCCCGATTGAAGAGGTGCGCCGTGAGTACTTCGCGCATCTCGAACTGGACAAGCTGCTACGAAAGATCGCAACGGGTGAAATTGCTCTGCCGCTGGTCCGGAGCGAAAAAAGCCAGAAATCGGCCAAGGGCGTCTATGTACAGGACTTGGCCGATTACATCGATGCCGCCCGGGCGGCGGCGGTCAAGGAGCGGGATCAGCTAGCGGCCTGAGGTGCGACCCGGTCAAGCCATTCCCAGCTAGACCATTTGTCGCCTACCTCCCGGACGTGCGTGTACCGTTTCAGGGTATTCCATGATCTATGCCCTGAGACGGACGCCACGCGCTGCACCGTCCAGCCCATTTCTGACAGTCTGCTTGCGCCCTCATGCCGTAGATCGTTGAGCGTCAAGTCTTCGATGCCGAGCGCCAACGCCGCATTCCCGAATGCCTCACTGGCCGACTTTGGTGCGTACGGGAAAATGCGTGGCTGGCCATCTATCTTGGGCTGAGCCAATATCACCCTAAGCGCCTCTGGCGTGAGATAGCACCATGTATCGTTGCCGATTTTCTCGTCCGGATGTTTCAGGTCGCGCACCATTACCCGGCATCCATCGACGTCGAGGTCATTCCATGTAATATTGCATATCTCGATGGCGCGGCGCAGTGAGTAAATAGTCATTAAACAGATAGAAGTCATTGGCACCGTATCGCCGCGCGTGCTTTTCGACTTACTGAAGTAATCCATCAGCTTGTCCATTTCATCGCGGGTAGGGCGCCTATCTCGTTTATTTGACCGGGCAATGGTGCCGAGTCGCTTCATAACTACCCGGGCATCATTAACCGCCTGCTCGTCGATTGGAAATCCCCATGCTGGCCTGGCGATTTTGAGGATGGATGCCAGATGCGAAAAATAATTGTCCGCAGTGGACGGTGAAACGCCGAGCCCGCCGACAAATCCGACGAGCGCCGCACTGTCAATCTGGGAACAGCGCTTCATGGCGAAATCATGCGCCTCAATCATTTTCAGCACATTGATTTTCGACTTGCTCATGTACTTTTTGGTCTCTTTCCGAGCCCGGTCGATGACGTCTTTCAGTGGTGGGTCTTCGGCTAGCGCCTTTTTCAGACCGGCTGGATCGGCAAGTTCCGTCTCCAGTTTCTTCACCCAGGCAACGGCAGCCTGCCTGCGGGCGAAGGTCTTTGTTTCCTGGTGCAGCACCTTGCCGTCCTTGCGTATCCGCACCTGGGCCTTGTACGAAGTGCTACCATCCTTGTTCGTTCGTGGGGTGATCGCGCCCATTTTTATCGCTCCGTGGTGCCATGAGGTTGGCGGCACAGATTTTGGCACCATGGCACCACGAAAACAAGGCGTAACCATGGTAAACGCGGTAAAATAAGACGCTGTCGAAACACTCGTAAATGCATGAGCAGAAACGAAAACCAATGAAATCAAGGCTTCTGGCCCGAACCGAGAAACCCATCATCGATGGGTCCGGCACATCGGAAAACTCCCTTTGAATTCAAACAGTTAAGTATTTCGTTTAGGCTCATGGCACCCAAATGGCACCGCGAGGAAACAAGCGCAGCCAATGACCCTGGAGCCTGGCAAGATGAAGGAAATTCCGCTGACACGTGGATTGACCGCGTTTGTCGACGACGATGACTACGACAAGGTCTCGCCTCACAAGTGGCATGCAGACCACGAAGGCTACGCATGCCGAAAGGCGGCGCATCCTATCAAGCCCGGAAAATCCACGACGATTTTCATGCACCGGGTTTTGCTGGGTCTAGAGTTTGGCGACCTCAGAAAGGGCGATCACAAGAACGGCAACAGGGCCGATAATCGCCGCGAGAATATACGCATCGCAACTGCTGGACAGAATCGGAATAATAGTCGGATCGCCGCCAACAATACTTCTGGATTTAAAGGGGTGTGTTGGAACAAGAAAGATCGTCGGTGGGCAGCCAGAATCAGGATCAACAGAAAAAGTATCCACCTCGGATATTTTCTTACGCCAGAAGCGGCGCACGAGGCGTATTGCAAGGCAGCGCTAGAATTGCACGGCGAGTTTGCTAACTTGGGGATGGCTGCATGAACAACACAGGCTGGATTTCGGTCCACGACAGACTACCGGAAGATGACGATCCGGTGCTGATTCGCAGACAATGGATGGTCGACCGAGGCGAGACGATTATTGGCTATTGCTGGTGCACCACCTATGACAAGGCAGACCGTGACCGCGAGCGTGGGAAGTGGTACGTCGATGCCCCGAGCGGAGATGCGCTTGAGCAGTCGCGCGTGGAAGCCTGGCAACCGTTGCCGGTGTATCGGGAGGAGGGGTGCTAGACCCTCTCGAATTCTTCGAAGAACGCGCCGCGATCCTGCAATTCGAAGCCGGTCGCTCTAGGCCGGACGCCGAGTTTTACGCCGTCGTGCTGATGCGCCGGTATTGCGCGCGAATGGGAATCGACGAGCCGGAAGACCACTGGATGCGATCCTTGCCGAGAGCCGAATGGTCAGACGATGAGGGAAAGCCGGTCTATGAGCGGGAGTCGTATGTGCCGCCGCAGTTTAGGGGATGACAGCTAGGCCCACTTCCTGCTGCAAACCTGCACCCACAGGAGGCCACCATGACCGACATACTAACCGATAACCCGGCAGACCAGCCGCCGCTTGTCCGCGCGCTACTCATCGCCCGCTATACCCTGGTCATCCACAACGGCATGACCGCCACGAGCGAGGGCGAGTCGTGGCGACTGGACTTCACTGGCGAACTGGCAGAGATTGACGCTGCGCTTCAAAGCGCAGGGATTGACACGACCAAGGAAATGCTTGCGCCTGTCAAGTGGACAGATGCCGACTGAGGGCTAATGCAAAACATGCCCAGAAAATATATATATGGAAATTGCAGATAATTTATTGATGATCTACATATATCATACGATAATACGCGCGCTACGAATTAATACCAAAAAACAAAGGGGTAGAAATGAATAAGAAAGCTATTTCGGGTGTATTAGTAATGTCGTTTATTTTGACAGCTTGTGGAGGGGGAGGCGGTGGCAGTGGGTCGCCCGGATCTGCAAACCAGCAGCAACCTGCACCAGCCGCATCGGCACCGTCTCCGGCATCAGCCCCAACGCCGGCATCAGCTCCTACTCCTCAGCCGAATCCGGTCACGATCGATGCCGAGGGGGATAGCACAATATATGGGTACGAGATCGTAAATGGAGTTGGCGTGCAGACGCCTAACAATCCGCCTGTAATTCTGCAATCGCTTCTACGCGCTCAGCTTGGAAGTGGCATCACTGTTCAAAACAATGGCGTGGTTGGCGGGGCAGCGTTTCAGTCTGTTGGCGGCATAGGGCATTACACGACGACCCTCGCTCAGCGCCTAACAACAAATCCCGCGCAAATTGTGCTGGCGAACTACGCAATCAATGACTCTGTTGAGCGCACCACTACTAGCTATCTCAATGACCTTACTTCATGGGTCAATACGGTGCGCGCGGCCGGTAAGGTTGCAGTTCTGGAAGAACCAAACCCAACATGCAGCACAACGCATACAAACGTCGGAGCGTATGTCCAGATTATGCGATACGTTGCGCAAACGATGGATGTTCCGCTCATCCAGCAGTATGACTACATTCTTAGCTTACCGAACTGGGAAAGCATGATGAGCGCTGATTGCGTTCATCCGACCGACCTACTCTATGCTATCAAGGCACAGCGGGAATATGAGGCACTGGAACCTGTCGTCAAGTCGATGCAGTAATTCAGGAATCCCCTCCCGACAGAGGGGGGGGAACCTCAACTAAAATCTGACTCGACCGATACGACGAACTTACCAGCTGTAGGTGTGAGGTTGTTAATCCAAAGGTTATCGGAAGCTCTAGGCCATACGTTCAGATCACCTGCGGTACCGGTCGTACCTGACGGCGTATCAATTCGGAAAGCAACGCCGGAATTCCCGACTGTCAGTATAGGCGTCGAATTTCCAACTTGAATGATCCCGGAGAAGTAGTTCGTCACAGCGAACAGTTTCTCGAAGATTGTCAACTTATAGACAAGTTGGCCCCCACCATTCGGAACTGGGACTGGGCACACGGTGTTCGGAGGGATTGTACACAGCCACTGGTTAAGCCCCGTCTGAATCGTCATCGGTCCAGATGGGGTCAGTGCATCGATGAATGGGTATTTGTTGATATTATCGGCTTTGATTCCACCTAGAATCGCCCCGCCTACACGAATCAAATTGTTGTACACAATCAGATTCTGAATAGAGGGGACTGCAGTCCCGTCATGTTTCAGGACTGCCATGATCTGTGGCTGCTCCGTCACACAGGAAACATCATTCTCCGTAAGCGTCAATGACCAGGGGTTACCAGTCGGAGTCGGGTTCGTCACATAGGCGAAAGATTGATTGGGCGACTTTGCCCTGTTTCCTTTTGCCACGATGGTTGCATTGGGGACTAGGGTAGCCTGCCGGATCCCCAGGAATGCAATTGCCCGGTTGGAGAAATTCGATACCATCTGCGGACCATCATCCCCATTCACATCTCCGTTCATGCCGCTACTAGGATCGACGGTCATCCCATCTTCATAGGTATTGCCGATATACGTAACACTCGTGCAATACGAGGCTTCCACGCAGAACCAGACCCGCCCACGAATAGTGTTGCCTTGGAAGGTCTGCCCAAATCCCTTCTGCATGCTGTTGTAGACATCGCAAATCTGGTTTCCAATGTCCGTGATATAGAAAGAGCCCGTATGGCTTGAGATGCCAGAGTTCGGGTAATTGGCATTCTGGGGCCAGAACTGGTTGCCGTCGTACGTAAGACCGCCACCGGTTACAGTATTGCCCTCGCGCAGCAGATACATCTCCCCATTGTCACTGTCGAACCCGGTATGACAGTTATCAGCCGTATTGCTGCTCACAATCTGGCCAAAGTTGCCAAGGGTAAAGAGTCCATAACCAAGTCCGCCACCCCCAGGCGTCACGTAATTTGCACCCGTGAAGGTGTTTCCGATAACCTTCGGCCGGTAGTTGTGATACGTGTAGAGTGCGTGATTCGAGAATCCAGAGATTTTGCTGTTTTCAATCACCGGGCTATCGCAGTAGGAAATCTGTACACCACGAACTGCTACACCGCTCGCCGGATAGCCTTGTATCTCCAGGCCAGAAAGCCTGGCTGATGCGGTCTGCATCACGAGCGCCTGACAGGTAGCTGTGACGGAATACTGTGACGTTGCATCGGGGATGGTTGTCCACGGCGCCTGCGGGAAGCCGGTATAAGTCGTACCGATGTCGACAACCTTCGTCGTCGGATTGTAGGTGTTGATGTAGCGCGTTTGCCCTGCGCCCGTACCTGCCGTGATGGTGAGCAGGTAGTTATTGAGTTGCGCTGCCGTAGAAGGGTCACTCGCAGACAGCGTGATCGTACCGCTCGTTCCGCCTTGCGCTGTTCCTGTAGTGATGGTAGAGACAGGCAGATCGAAAACTAACGGATCTTCGAGCGTAACAATGTTGCCAGAGACCGACGCCACCTTAACCAGTTGACCCAAGCAATTGTTCGGGTCGAAGCGATGATCGCCATAGGCCAATCGGTCGGTCAGTAGGCGGATTGTATTGCCGGGTGCCACTTGCGTACCATCAGATATGGTGATGACATTCGACTGCGACAGTGCAGTAGCGATCAGTGTCAGGGTGGCAGACTGAATGCCATCAAGTTCCAAGCCATTTGCGGCTGCATTACGAGTAGCAAGCTGTGTCAGCTTTGGTGTGCCAGTCCAATGGAATGCGCCCCCTGCCACAGCACAGAAGATATTCGTAAAGGAATAGGTCTTACCCATGGGCCAGTCGAGTGTAAGGCCGGCTGTAGCGGTCACCGTGATTACATTCGTAAGCCCAGTAGTTTCATCTGAGCCATCGCCCTTGAGCCCGAACTGTGCTACCGAGATGCTTCCTGTCGTGGCGAGTTTCCAGCGTCCACCGTCTGCGGCAACGATTATCGTTCCGCCGTTATCAGATGATGTCGTGTCGCTTGAGTCCAGATAGTACAAACCACCGCCGCCATCTCCCGGCGTGTAATAACCAAGTACGGATACCTGGCTGTAGTTCGCCTTACTTTGAGCGCGCAAAGCGCCAATCGAATTAACTGCAATAGGGACTTGCGCCATAAGAGACGCAGAGGCAGCGCTATCGGTTACTTGATCCCAAATCAGATTGCCAAATGTATCATTGACGACCTGACGGTATAAGCCAGTGCCCCAGATGGTTGCCCGTCCTGCAGCATCTAGCCTAACCGGGTTAGTGTTGAGAACTGTTCCCGCTTGGTCTTGATACGTGTTCTTCGGCGTGCTGGTGTTGGGGATGTAGAAATGGACGAATCCCCCCGCAAGGGGCCTGCCGTTGAAGTCTAAGAACTGAGATTTACCGTTTAGAACTTGGTATGCGGACATTTCTTATGCTGCCTATTTGGTCGGGGCAAGGGCTGCAAGGACTCGATCGAGCATGTGATCTTCGACATTGGGAATCGGCAGGGCAGCCTTTCCAATATGTGTCAAAAGTGCGGCATGATTCCAGCCAAGAGGGATGTCAGGGACTGCATCGTTTCCGTTCTTATACAGATGCACCGGTACGTTAGTGAGGAGAGCCCTAACACCGATATCCTTGCTGACTCGTGGAGGCTCGAATCCATATACAGCGATAGGAGGCTTATCGAGCAGCGTCAGCGATACTGCAGCACAGATTGCAAGAGCGGCGCCGAGGGAGTGGCCTACCAGCGTTACAGGCTGATCATCGATCGCATCCATCACTTCATCAGCAATGGCCGACCATGCCTCAAAGAATCCCCGATGAACTTGGCCGGCTCTGGGGATGTTGACTGTGAGCGCATCTAGATCGGCCATCCAGCAGGACGCGTTATCTGTGCCGGGAAACGCCACGACTAGGCCTACATCAGTCTCACGCACGATCGCTCGAGAAGCGCTATTCGCTTCGCCGATATCTGGCGTCGCGGTGTACGCCTCTTGAGCAATCAGTGCGTAGGCATACAGCGTCATTGCGATGCGGCAACCGGGGCCGAGGCGGCAACTGGGGAAGTCGCTGCAATTGCTTTATTTACAGCGCAGAATACGCCGTTCCCTACTGCAATTACGCTCAGCGATGGGTCCGCTACAGATGCAGCAGTAATGACGGATTGGCCGACTGGGCACGCTGCAGATACTGAAGTTGCAGTAGTTTGGAGCGCGCCGACTGCTGCGCTGTTCATGGCCGCGACATTAGTCGCTGCAGTCTGGATTTGCGTAGCCGAGCAAGCGGAAAGAGTGCCGACGATAGCGCCGATTACACCATAGAGAGTCATATTGCTAATCATTGCGCATCCTTCAGTGAAACGGTGGGCAGCTTCTGTTCAGACGTAACAGGACCAGCGCTGCTGGATTGGATCTGTTGTAAGTTAGTCGACTGCAAATTGGCGATAGCGTGGTAAAAGCCGAGTGCACCGAGCGCATATTTGATTGCATCGATGAGATCGGCGTTTTCGTGACCCGTGATAATAAGTGCAGTCCACAAGCCAAAAAGCAGTACGCATCCTGCAAATTTGAGATATACGGTCATGATGCGGCCTTGAGTAAATTTGATGCGATCCGGCGAGCCCATCCTTTCCCGAAAGATGGCCATACATCCAGTGCAGTCATATATTCCAATCGGTAGGCGTCGAACTTCATGCAGACTTTCATCGGATCAAGTGCGTTAGCCGCGGCGATGGTAGCGGGGCCGACAACCCCGTCTGCCTTGACGCCTACCGATTGCTGAAGCCAGAGTACGGGCTTGCCGCCGTTGTATGCGGCATCGAATACTTGAAGCGCTACTTCTGCGTTAAGTTCATCGCAGTGGTAGCGATCCCAGTAGTCGCGCTTGGCGATTGTTTTCGCCTGATCGAGTGTCAGATTCTTGATGTCGTAATCGGGATAGGATGCTGCAGAAATCCCATACTTGGTGCCTCGGCACGTACCTACGCCGACTCGGCCGCCAGTCCAGTTTCCGGAATCGATCGGGTTATCGGTGAACCCCTGTTCAATGCCGACTACGAATACAAATGCATCATCGAAAGCGCTCATTTACCAGCCCTATACCGTTTGACCGAGATGTATGTTTGAATCACGCTGTAGACGATTGCCACGATAGAAGCGACACCCGAAAGGGTGAGATCGCTGGAGATGTGGCTGACGCCAATCGCTACCCATGCTGGAGCGGTCTTGGCTGCGTCAATAACGTGATGGCTATCCATGCTGTTCCCCGAGATTCTTTTGATACGCGGGGCGGTGATCGGTATTGACCGGTCTACGGATAGAGAGAAGAATCTGTGACATGTCTCGCCCCAAAGCAGATAAAAGCAAGCTTTCGCTTACCTTGTCTCTGCCCTGGAGAGACTTCTTAACGGGCAACTACCGCGAATTAGAGGTTCGCTACACCATGACAACTGAACAGATTCTGCATGCCATCGGAACGTCCGCTGGCCTTTCCATCGTCTATGCGCTCAAATGCTCAGCGGCTGCCCGAAAGGAGCGCCGGCAAGCTGCCGGGTACGACAAGGCGGCCGAGACCCGTAACAGCATTCCCTACCGGCTTGGCAAGTTGTGGGCGCGCTGTCAGAAGCGCCGCAGCTAGCTTGCCGCCAGTCTGCGTATAAGGCAGAGAACCAATTCCGATTCCTCCAAGAGTCGCCAATGTCGAAGTCGGAGCTGTCGCTAGTCCGGCCGCTACAGATCCTGGCGCAAGTAGCGACATCAGGCCTCGACCCACTGTTCCGGAATCCGGGTATTTCGATCCAAGCACACTTTGGCCGGCGCCAGAAAGGTCTTGCATCAGGGCGTTACCCGTTGCCGTTGCCCCCTTTCCTGCCGACTTATCTGCACCGCGCACCGCACTTTGCAATTGCGCACCAGTGAAGACGCCACCGTTGTTCATCGCACCGGTCGAAGATGCGGCGGAACGCAGCCGCACGAAGTTTGCCCAAGCCTTATTCGCATTCGATAGTTGATCAGCCAGATCAGATGGATTTACGCGCGCGAGGTTACTATCAACGGCATCGCGTAGAGAACTGACTGCCGCGCCGAGTTGTCGGTTATCGAATGATGGATCTTTCAGGTAGCCGCTCGATATGCGTGCGAGTTCGCTCTGAACGCCCTTAAGCGTCTGACCATCCATGTTTCCCTGTGGGCCGAGCTTGTCGAAGATCTGCGTTTTTAGGACGTTCATGAACGTCTTTTGTTGTGAATCCGGGAGGCTGTTCGCCATCTGTCCGAGATTCGTTACATCCGCCTGAAACTGCGGATCGACCTTCATCTGCATTTTCGGCAACACCGAGTCATAGGCCTGACCGATGGTCTTGCCGACCTGATCGATACCCTCCTGACCGACATTGCCGCTGAACGTCTTACCGATAGGTGCCAGTGCATCGTTGTAGGCAGCAGCGTTGAACTGGCCGACTGCGCGCTGCTGCGCGTTCTTAATCATGTCGCCAAGGACCGGCAAGCTGGTAAGCTTGTCTTCAATACGCGCGAATCCACCACCGAGAATCTGCCCCGGCGTGGGCGTTACGCCGCGGTTCATCAGTGTCTGTACATCAGGCGAAATATTGGGTGAGATAATGTGGCCTGCGAGACCTGCCAATGGTGATAGGACACCGCCAGCTGCAGCGCCAAGTACAGTTTGCTGGCCTTTATCGCCCCAATAGTCCTGGCTGTTCGGATCGACAGGAGCAAGTGCGCCGGTGATGCCGCCAAGGCCGGCGCCGACCGCTGCCATTCCTGGAAGCGTACGCGCGACAGGAGCAAGCGCACCGAGTGGCGCAGTCGCGGCAATCGAGCCCGCCACATTGCCTGCTCCCGTAGCAATCGGATGTGCCGCCGAGTATGGTGCGACTTCCTGTGCGCCGTGTGAGAGGCCCTGATTAGCGTCATTGACTAGCCAGTTACCGACACCATTTAGACCGACTGCCTGCGCTCCATGCCCAAGCAATTGCTGCGCACCGAGAGCAGTTTCCTGCATGCCGCGGCCGACTCCAGCAAGGAATGAGGTGATGCCACCCGGTTGATTATTTTGTGATGCAGGTTGTGGCTGTGCCGTCTGCTGTTGCGGTTGAGCCGATGTAGCCGATGGGGCAGATGATCCCTTTGTGAACGCCGAGAGGATCTGATCATCATTCGGACCAGCCTGCGTTTGTGGCTGAGCAGCAGGGGCTGAAGTCTGCTGCGCCTGTTGTTTCGGCTGCGTAGCAGAAGCACCCTTGCTGAAAGCAGCAAAGATTGCATCATCGCTCTGATTGCTCGAAGGTGCGCTAGGGATTCCCGGAAGTACCGAAGGAGTCTGATTGTTTTGTGTCGGCATATTTACTCCTGCTGCTGCCAGAACCTTCCCAGGGTATGCTGCATTTACCGGTCCCCATTGAGACGTATCATTGCCCCCTTGGTAGTGCCGCAGTGCAGTCGAGACATCGCCATACTGATCGAGTAACCCAGAAAGCAACTTGGCGCCGCCGTTGATATTCTGGACGGGATCGGTCGGATCGGTGATGCCCAGCGCCTTGTAATTCGACGGCATAATCTGCATGAGGCCGGTCGCAACTTTGCCCGAGACGGCACCCTTATTACCGCTCGATTCGGTCGCGATGATGCCTCGAAGCAGATTAGGGTCGATGTTATTCGACTTTGCCGCCTGCTGGATGATGTCGTCATACTGACTCACTGCGGCACTCCAGAAGCCGGGAGCGGTGCTGCCGAAGCTTGCGGTGCAGCCATTGCTGCCTGCTGTGTACCTGGCATCTGGATAATCCCCTGGCGTACGAGATTGCCGAGATTAGTCTTGAACTGAGTCAGTTCGGCTGGTGATTGACGCTTGAGGAATGCCTGCTGCTGATTCGGGCTCATACTCGTGAACACGAACGCATCGGGATTAACCGCTTTATTCCACTGCGACTGCCATTGGTTGAACTTGTCCGGCGTGTTGCCTGAGTTCTGCCATGCGTAATCCTGTGCTTGACGCATCTTCTCGGCTGCGATCGTCTTCGTGAGAATGTCCTGATTGGCAAGGTTCGAAATGCCTGGGTTTGCGTTTCCAGTGACTGCAGCATTAAGACGTGCATCAGTTCCCGACCCGATAGACCCGGAGACGGACGAAGCATAGTTCGTCAGGATCTTCTTGAATTCGTCATAGTTCTGGATATCGCCCGTCCAGCCTGCTTCCTTGGCTATGCCTGGGCTGAGCGAATTGACAAACGACTTTGCCGTATTACGCCAATCGCTATTAGGACCTGTATCAAGCGGAGGAGCATTGCCATCTGCGCCCGTCAGTGCATTTCGAGCCGTCTCCAGCAAGTTAAGGCGCATCGGCGCATCGGCTGCTGCATTGTGCAGATCCTGCGCTGCTGTAGCAGACTGCGTAGCCTGTGCACTCGCGCCGGCAGTCTGCGATGCCTGAGCGGCAGGCGATAGACCTGTCGCAACGAAACCCGACGGCGAACCACCTGGAGCGGCGCCCCCTTG